TGCTGATGCCATGCTTACACTCCTAGTGCGTCTTTGAGTTTCAGAGACTCTTCGTTCCAAACCTTCTTGCGTTGCCCACCCGTACCTGTGCCTTCGATTTCACCAGCGCCACGATAGGCTGTCAACCCTGTAGTCGTACCTAACGCTTGACCCAGAGCTTGCGTAGAAGCGGCGCTTTTGGCTTTTGGAGTCACATAGGTAGAAGTAAAAATATCCGCTTTGTAAGGCGTTTTTGTATCTCCAGCAGCCACCTCTGTAGCAGAAGCATCCTCTGGCGCAACCAATCCTTCTGGCCCAGCGTCAGGCAAGTATGCACCTTGTTTTGGTTCTTCTACTAGCCCTGCTGGTAAATACGCGCCTTTGGTAGAACCCGCAATAGAAGCCTCTTGTCTTGCCAATCTTGCTGTCTCTGCCTCTGTCTGGTCGGGCATGGCAAAGGGGGTTTCCGGCAAATATGCGCCCTTGGTAGAGCCTGCAATGCTTGCTTCCTGCCGTGCAAGACGGGCATCTTCTGCCGCTGTCTGGTCTAGCGGTGCGGCAACATTAGGCTCTGCTGCTTTTTTTCCTAATGCGCTTGCTGCACCTTGTAAGCCACCAATGACTGCCCCCTCTGTCCCGCCCGTTACAGCACCAGAAGCAGCACCGCCCACAGCTCTGCTCATCACATCGCTAGAAGAATCCACAGCCTCTTTGTAAATTGTGGATGCAGTAGAGCCAGCCAATCCTGCTGTCATTGCTTTCTCAACGTCTGCTTGTGAACCGCCTTTAGCAGCGGTTGCAAGACCAGAAGACACAGTAGATGTAATGGCGTTGGTTACGCCAGGGCTGCTTATCACTTTGCCAATTTGTTGCTGCACTGCACCAGTTGCACCAGATACCGCCACATTCACTAAAGCGTTTTCTGTGGCTTTCTCAATAGGAACGCCCTGGGCTACTTGTATTGTGATGCCAGTAATAGCGTCAGCGGCAACACCAGCGTATGACCCAAGTCCGCTTAAATAGGGGGCTAATTCTGCGGCAGCATACGGAGCGGCAACTGCAAAGGCAATGGCAGCTAGGGCTTTAGGGTCTTGAGCTACGGCGGTGACTGCCTTCTCTACAGGCTGCAATACGTTGGTGGTTGCCTTAGAAGGGTCTTGCACAAACTCTGTAGCAGCCTTCTCCACAGGCTGCAACACGGTAGTCAGATTCTTGCTAGTGTCTTGCACGCCAGCGGTTACAGCCTTCTCTATAGGTTGGGTTATCTGCGTAAATGCATTGCTGATGTCGCCAAAAATGCCACCACCGCCGCCTCCACCAGTTCCTTGCGGAAACGGGTTCAGAGGGTCTGTACCAATTAACCCTGTTAGCGCACGGCCTCCTACGTCAACAACACTTTGACCAAAGTCCTCAACCACTTTTGTCGGGCCACCCATATCAAGCTCCTATCTCAATAGCAAACTCACGCGCACCAGTAGCACTGGGCTTCTGCTGAACACGGTACTTGATACCAGCCTGGTCTAGCACTTTTGTCATCATGGGGTTGGTCACGGTGGACACGGCTTTGGTGAACCCTGCCGCCTTCATGCCTTCGTACAGTTTCTTGATGTTGCCAACCAACTCACGTGGGCTGTCAATAGTGGCAATGTGGACATTAGCCGTTCCATTCTTTCTCACGCTTAACAACAGCAATGTATTGCCTGCACGAAGAATGCGAAGCATGTTGTTGCCAAGATGCTTCTGTAGCTCTTGATACGTTTGGTTGAAGTCGCCACCAGACCGTTGTATGTCTTGCTGGAGAATCTCTTGTACTGTTGCCATCACACCCCCAGTGCAGAAGCTATTTGTTGATGAATGGTCAGGTGAACACCCAGCCAATCGTAGAAGTCATCTTCCACATTCCAATCTGCGTCCAGCAACTGAAACGGGTTGTCCAACACTAGGATAGATGCCAGTGACTGATGCTCTTGGTTATGCACAAACAACCAGTCATCTAGGTTCTCAGTGCTGGCATCAATGATGGGGTACTTGGGATACAGAATGTTTTGGTCAGCAAGCACTTGCGAGAACAGCCTGTGCTGCACCCCGTTTTCAAACAAGAACTGTCCCAGGCCGTCTTTGTCGCCAAACCGCACATAGGACAAGTCATTCATGTTCATGGCTTTTTCCTAAACACTTCATCCCGCAACAGCACGTAAGTGCGGAATATGGTGAAGAAAAGAGTCGCCCACAGCACTGCATCCGACAGGGTAAAGTGCCCCAGGATAGTTCCCACCCAAATAACGATGAGGTCTGTGAAAGATGCGTTGCTAGTGTCTTGTTCCATGTCAGACTGCGTAATAAGGGATTTTGACTGTCGTACCGTTGAGCAAGATGGGAATGTAACCAGCAGGGACTAGCGGCAGGCTAGATGTAGCAAACGTAGCAGTCGCTGCACTGGTTGCAGAGATGTTGGCTCCGGCAAGGGTGACGTTGCCCAGGCTGGTCACAGTTGAGCCTAGCGTGACTACCGTATTGCCTATAGTGGAACTAGAGTTCTGGAGTCCAGAGTTGGGAATGGTCAGGCTTGCGGTAACGGGGCTGGTATTGTTGGCATACATGTACCCTGTCAAAGTTGTCACGGTCAGGGTGGTTACGCTAGACGTATCACCGCCGTCTACTCTTTGCCAGACAGACCCGTTGAACGCTGCCCAATCACCCACACCCCACAGCGTAGTGCCGTCAAGGTTTGTGCTGCCAGCAACAGAAACAACGTAGTAGTCACCTTTAACCCCAACGCTAGAGGTAAGCGTAGGAGTGTTGGTGCTTGCGTTCCAAGTGCCCTTGTAGTTAAGAGCGCCTATGGCGTTGATGGTGCTGCTGACTGTTTTCAACATGATTAGAGTCCGTCACCAGGGGTGATGTACACCGCAGCCGTGCTGCTAGATGTGATGCCTGTGAAGTAAGCGTTAGGTACAAACGTCAGAATCTCATCTGTGCCAGCGAGGATGGGATAGGCAGGGCCAGTGCTGGTCACAACAACCGCACTATTGGTAGCGTCACCAGAAGCTGTGCCGTAGCCCAGAAACACCGTCACCAGCCCGCTGTTGATGATGCGGTACTGGTTACCGCCCAGCGTAGTAGACAACGCTTGCACAGGCGTAGGCGCAGTCACAGCAGCCGTGAAGACAACCGTGTTGCCTGTTTTTGTGAAGGCGTTGGTACTCATGCTGGTTACTCCGGCTGTTGCTCTACAACAGTCTGTGCTGCTGCTTCTTGATGAATTGCCGCTATCAATTGCGATACCGCACCGTAAGGTTGGCTGCTAAGGTATTGCAACACAGCATTGACCAGGTTAGTAGATAAGGTGATGTTTTCCATTAGGCGCTCCAAGGCAGTGGTTGAGAAGAAGGGGATACGGGAGGGTTAATCATGCTGTTGATTTGGCCTTGCACGCACGCTTGCATATTGCTCACGGTCTGCGAGTCAGCCCAGCCAACCACTTGGGCTTCTGTCAGTTGAGCGTAGGGCGTGAACGCCTCGCCCTGCTGGATGGTGAACTGCTGGCTGAAGCCAATGTCGGCGGTGTATGTGCCATCTACCCCTGTAACAAGGTAGTTGACGCTCACGACAACGTCCGTTTCGCCCGCCTCTTGGGGCAGCGTGTACATTTGGGTTACGGTGGTGGTAAAGGTAGTCATGGTAAATCCTTCAAGTTAAGGGTGGGTGGATTTATAGGCATCAAATTCTGCCTTGAGTTCTTGCAGTGCTTTTAGAATAACTACTGTTAAACGCTCATACTTAAAACCTTCAATTTCATTGTCATTGCCGTAAAAAACCAATTCTTTAATATTTGCTTCATCTACTTCATCAGCAATAATTCCAAAATGGTCTATTGTTTGGTCATCCATTTCGCATTTAGACTTATAACGAACAGGGCGAAATTTATTTATGTCAATAAGCTCTAAATTTCGGATGTCTTGTTTGTATTTAAGGGCAGATGTTCCTCTTGTTAATAGTCCACCACTATCCACATTTACATTGGCTACACCAGCCGATGTTTTGTTGTAAACGCCATCCGCACGAACACTTCCATCATTTTTTAAGCCAAATGCTTGTGTACCGTTTGAATAAACAGTATAAAAAGTATAGTTAGTTGATGTTGTATCCGCACCGCCCGAAATATGTAACCCCGGAACAGAAGACCCCGCTGCTGAAGTTCTATTGATAAGCCATAAACCATTGGTATCGCAATTAAGTCGCACATTGCCATCACCGTCCGACAGCACGATGTAGTTGCTGCCAGTTTGTGAGATGGGAGCAGCGTTACCGTTATAGCTTCCAACAATGACGTTTTTGCTACCCGTAGTAACTGATTCTCCAGATGAGCGACCCAAGAATGTGTTGTACGTTCCAGTGGTTGTAATCTGACCCGCGCTGTAGCCTAGATAGGTGTTATTGCCGCCAGTTGTGGTGTTGCCCGACAAATTCCCCACAAAAGTATTTTGTGCGCCTACGGTATTTGTGTATCCAGCTTGATAACCTAATATGGTATTGTTTGTTCCCGTGGTATTGCTATACCCAGCCTGATAACCAATAGCAGTGTTATTGCTTGCGGTGGTGTTGGCTTGCAAAGCCTGTTGCCCAATTGCAGTATTTGAAGCGCCCGTTGAATTTGTTGTTAACGCACTAGCCCCAACCGCCGTGTTAGTAGACACAGCACCAGCGCCTCGGCCTACGGTGAGTCCGTAGACAGTCAGGTCAGTGCCTGAGTACAGCAAGTTAGCGGAGCTTGTCTCCAGCCCGCCAGTGCTTGTGTACACCACACGGCCCGTGGTCAGGCCAGAGTTGGTGACAGACGTAGTTACCAACGTAGCCACGTTGCCTGTTGTGACGTTGGCAGTAGTAATAATGCCTGTTGTTACGTTTGCAGTGGTTACGTTAGCGGTGGTAATGCCTGCCGTGGTAATGGTCGCAGTGCCTATTACAGCGGTTGTGATATTGGCAGTAGTGACATTGGCAGTGGTGGCAGACACGTTGGTAAACGTGACATTGCCGCTGCTGACAGTGACGTTCGCCAGCGTCATGTTGTTGAGCGTGGTGACGGTGTTTCCTAGCTGGATAGCCGTGTTGCCCAGGGTGATAGTGGTCGCAAAGTTGCTGTCAAGGTTGGACAACGGGATAGATGCCGTAGCCGTGCCAAAGGTATAGGGAACTGCCATTTAGAACCTCACTCTCAATTCATGTTCAAACTCAAACGTGTTGTACACAAAACCAGCACTATTACTGGTGATGGTTAAACCCAGGTACTTGCCGTACTGCTGCGCGTCACTCTTGTACAAAGCGTACCCATTGGAAACTAGCCAGCCAATGGTGGTATTGCTGTTGTTTTTCCAAGAGATGGTGGTATAGCTATTGTTATACCAAGTGACTGCGTTGTCTAGTGTGTAAACAGGGCTGGAACCCGCCTCACTGTCTACTGTGACGGTAATAGAAGAGGCGTTGGTCAAAGTGGCTTCAATGCCAAATTTCAGCGCCTGCTTGGTGCGGATGCTGTCACCCATAGGCATCAGGGCCGTGCGGATGGTGCTGGCTACGTTACCTGTGGTGTTGCTGTACAGCTTGTACAAGTCAGTGCCTGTAGTGCCGTAGAGGTTAATTACCCCGCTAAACGGGACAGAGGTGACGTATGTCAATGCGCCCTGGCTGGTAATGAACCATTTCTTCTCAAAGAACACCGCCTGGATGGGCCGCGCAGAGGACAGCGGGTCGTTGTAGGTGAATGAAAATGCCGCGCACAAGATGCTGTTGAGTAGAACTTGTCCACCCGTGACGGGCTTGGTGAAGTCGATGTACGGGAAGATGCCGTCCAGTTGGTCGGAAATCTTGCTGGTGGTAGAGCCAACCAGGGCGTACATGCCGTAGTCGTTCATAAATAGGACAGAGCGGAAGTACGGGAAGATGCCGTACACCCGTTTAGTACCGATACTGGCGCTGACGTTGGTGTTGGTAAACAGGGTTACACCCGTGCTGGACACCCGCAAGTCAGAGAACACGTTGATGCTGTCATCACCAAAGACGTACAAGAAGTTGTTGGCAGACAGCAGCGCCTGGATGTTGCCGTGCAGCGTGGAGTCTGTGATGGTGAAAGAGCCAGCAGACATAGATGTAAAGTCGCTGACGCTGGTGGCAGAAGAAAAATACACCGTCCTGCCCGCAGCTACCCATGAACGACCAGAGAAAGTAGCTACGTCCACAATCTTGTCCACGTTGACAAAAGCTGTTGCAGTTGCGCCTGTGCCTGGTGTACCGCTGCTGTCGGTGATGACCACCGTCACGTTGGATGCCGAGGTGTATCCCGCTCCTGCGTTGGTCATAATGACCTGGGTAACCTGACCGCCGGACACGATGGCGTTGCCTACAGCCCGTGTTGTCCAGCCAGTGCCGTCACCGATAACCACCGTGACGTTGGAAGAGTTGGTGTAACCAGTGCCAAAGGTGTTCATCACTACAGACACCGTGCCTGTCTTGAACGTGACCAGAGAAGCTACCGCTGTGGCGTTGGTAGTGGCTCCACCGCCGCTGATGGTAACCGTAGGTGCAGCCGTGTAGCCTTGACCGCCATTGGTAAGGGTGATTGCAGTGACAACGCCAGAGCCGACAGTAACAGTAGCCGTTGCCTGCACGTTACCGCCTGTTTCCTGCGGGGCAGAAATGGTGATGCTGGGGGTGCTAGTGTAGCCTGCGCCAGCGTTTCTGATGCCAATAGCGCCTACAGAGCCAATGCTGGACAGGTTGCCGCCATCCCAAGAGAACAAGCCCTTGTCAGGGTCGCCAATGATGACGCGCTGGTTCTTGTACTGGGCAGCGGTTACGCCTGTTGAGGAGAACGTACCAGCAGCAGCAATATTGCCTTTGGTGGAGGTTGTGACGTTGAAATATTGCGCCGCACCGTTGGATTGAAAGCCAACAACATAGTCACTGACATCTATGTTGGCAGAAACAAGCGTGGTGATAGTGTTGCCAAAAGCTACAGCGGCATTGCCAGAGTCTCTGACAACTGACTGTGCTGGAATAATTTTGATGTTGCCAAACCCAATCGGCATGGCGTTCTCTATCCAGGCGAACTCATCCTCTTTGATAGCCGTTCTGTTGGCTTTGGTGTTAAGACTGGTGAAATTCTTAACAACAGCATAAGACTTCTTTTGCTCTGCTGCTGCCATGATTAGTACGGGCTAGAGTAAGGGTCTGGGATGCGGCGCGTGAAGACAGAGTTCTGAACAGCATTGACATGCTTCATGTACTCTTGCTTGTAGATTTCAGCCTCGCCGTAGCTCTGCTCTTTGTACTTAGCCTTGTAGGCTGCGTAGAAGGCCACAGGCGTGGTGTATGGGGATACGATAACGTCCACGGCATCAGGCGTAGTAGATGTCAGCGCCGTAGGCAGGATAACCGTATCTATCTCGATGTAATAGCTCTGGTCTGGCACAGGCGCAATGTATATCTGCCCCTGACCGTAGGTGGAGAAGCAGATGGGCCTGCCAACGTAGTTCTGCCAATACCGTAGCTGGGCGTTGAAGTTGCTCCACGGCAAGTAGCGCAGCGGGATACGGCTGTTGCCCCAGTACAGGGTGATGTTCATCACATCCAGCGTGTATTGCCCGTTGGGCATGGCTGCGTAGTTGATGAGTTCCGCAGGGCCGGAATACTGCATGGTGGTCGTACCGTTGGTGAACGGTGCGGTGGGCGGGAACGTGCTGCCAGAAGACGGGTAAGGCGGCGCAGAGTCACCAGTAGTGCCGCCAGCCGTTACTTCATAAATGAAGATGTTGGAAAACAGGTAATCACCTGTGTTGACAGCCGTGTTGGCTGCCCAGATGGTAGCTACATTGCCACCAGAAGAAATGGGGGTTTGGGTAACCTGTAGGGTACGTAAGCACCCTGTATCTCTGACTACACGCTCACGGGCACTGTTGATGTAGTCCGTTAGTTCAGCATTGTCCCAGAAGACACCATTGGCATCATGCAGGAGCCGCCGGACTTCCGATATGTAGGAAGTAAGTGTTGCCATGTTGCTTCCATTTTATGCTGCCCTTTGGGTAACTTTTCCCCCTACGGATTTTTCAATCCGCAGAGGTACTACGCTAACCGCCGAGGGTAAGGAGCGGTTCTGCTCTGGCTGCTGCTCAGTGATTTCAAA